AAAGATGCTTTCTTTCAAAAATTTTTGATGATAACGATATAGACTTATGTGACATAATAACTAATAGTTATTTCGCACAACTATAGTAACAATAAAGGCTCGAATACCACTACGGTACTCGAGCCAATGTTATTATATATTATTTATAGCGTCCATTCTCCAGACTCGTGCCCCCACCGGGGCGGGTTGACCTGTTGCGACGCAATAGCCGAAAATAGCATTGAGTTATCAGACACGAAACCAACCGACCCGTTGTTTTTAAAGAACAGCTGTGCGCTTCCAAAACCGCTATTGTCACCGGGACCCGGTGCCCAAAGCAAACCCGTAATAAGTTTGTCATTTGTAGGAGCGCCGTTATTTTCGTCCCCAGAATCAGAAACATAAGACGTTCTCGGCATCAGTTCAAACTTAAAGGTGTTTTGATTGGTAGCCCCTAACAATGCTGTCAGGTCCTCTTTAAAGTTATCGGGTGTTACAAGTCTTTCGCGCCAGTTACCCGACACGGCAACGGAGCTATCTTGCCCATACACACGCATAACACCGTAACAAATAACAGTGGTATCAGCAGAGGACGGGAAAGAAAGCATATCCAAAACAGCCTTTCTATAATAATATGTGCCTGTCAGTGTGAAAGACTTATAATCAAACTTAGGATATGTTTTAACCATATTCTCGAGAGCCTGTACACGTGTAGTCAAAGAACGTATATTGGAATTGATGTTCGTAATCTGCCCGTCAACGTCGGCTTTCCACTGGTTGTACTGGTTGGTAAAATCAGTTTTCCACGTATTGAAGTCGTTGTTGGTGTTCGTGGTGTACGTGTTGAACATCTGGTCAATGCGTGTGTTAGCATTGGTTACAAAATCTTCAAACTTTTTGTTTAAATTATTTGTAGTATTTGTAGCGTATTCGTTAAACCACTGCTGTAAAGTAGTGTTCGTATCGTTTTTATACTGTTCAAACTTATTCCAAAGTTCTTTCGTCAAGTCGTCAAAGTGTTGTTCCATGTGCGCTTCAAATCTTGCGATTTCAGCGTTCACCCAGTTTTGCAAGTCTTTGTACGCTTTATGCAAAGCGTCGATATTATCCTGCATCTTTTCAAGTTCCTCAAGCATCTTGTTAAGGAACGCCGCAAGCTTACACAGCACCTCATAATAACTCAAACTCTGGTCATAGACAGCAGGGAGAACTTTCTGACACCAAAAGCGCAGATACGGAATGCCGTCATACTTTTTTAAAATCGGGTCAAAGTCAGCGGGGGTGAATTTGTTATCGTTCGGCATACTTTACCACCTTTCTTTTATTCCCACAAACCGAAAAACAAATCTTCGAGTTCGTGTAGTACCATGTTGTCAACACTTTCATAATTCTTGTACATCTTAGTCATTTCGGAGAAATACGCGTCTCCACTGCTACGACCTGTATAAGTATACTCTGTGTTGCGTTTACCGTCCTGTGTACTTTGCGCTGTGCCGTCGGTTGATGCTTCGCTTGTTGTCTTTGTCGCGCTTGTTAGATACTTGTCAGTGTCCAACCCCTCAATACCACCTTGCGGAGTTTCGTTAAACTTATTCCACCCCGTGCTCTGACTTTCGCCGTGTGATGTTCCATTGTCGGCAGTATGTGAAGTATCTTCGCCCACTGTGGTGTGTTTGATGTTATCAAACGGGTTCGCAAGTTCCTCTTGCTTGTACAGCATGTTATACTTCGGCATAATCGCGACAAGCCGTTCCCGGAGATGCAGTTTCCATAGTGCATACGTTTCATACGCTATTTCACGGGTGTAATAGTGGAGAAGAATAAGCTTGCACAGGTGTTCACGATAACTTTCCTTGAAGATAGGAAAATCAAAATCGAAAATGTGTTCATAACCTGCTTGCAAAGCTTTCTCAACGTCACCATATCCGCTGTGTTCGTACTCACATTGCCAGTTCAATTCAGGAACAAAACTTTCGCAAATCCAACGAACTTCTGTTGTAAATTTACTCATTTGTTTTCTTCCTTTCTTTTCTGCTCAAAGTATTTGTTCTTTTCTTCAAGCTGGTTTTGACGTATAACATCGTCGGTATCTTCCAAAATCAAACGGTCGTCATAGTCTTCCTTGTACTCACACCATACATTCAGATTGAATAAACTATTGATTTTTTCGCAAGCCTTTTGCCGCTCGTTCAAGCGGTTATATCTTGCCGCGATAGTGCCGCCCATGTTACGGGACACTTCATCCGTAATCAACCGCTCTTTCTTTTGCAACGACGTATTTGAAATACCAAGATAAGTTAAAGCTTCATTGAAAATCTGCGTTTTGATTTCATACAATTTGTCTGCAACGTATGGCGCGTCTGTCTTTAGCACTGTAAAGTCATTGATAGATAAATTCTTGTCACCAAATATAAACGGCTGATTTCCGTCATATTTCATATACAAGTTTTTCATCGTCAAGCGTTTGCTTTCGTCTGCCAAAATCAAAATCGGGGTTTTCTGTGCGTTGACGTTTATGTCTATGATTTCATCAATCTTTCCGAGCCTGTCCGCGAATGATACTAACTGCATTAGGGACGGGGTACGGAGATAATTATTGTAAATCATCACGCCTGTTTCCGGTGTCAATGGGTATCTGTAGTTGTTATACAAGCTACGTGCGGTAAACTGTAACGGCTGTCCGTACACGTCGTACCCGCTTGTACTGACATTGACGGGCAATGTCATGTACATGTCGAGCGCGTCGTCTTTGAAGAACACCGCACGCCCGTTACCCAGAAGCGCAAGTTCGAGCGTTCGCACGTCGCATGTTTCCGGCAGTCCCATCCAGTCAAACATGGACGCGGAAAGTTCAACAAGCCTTGCAAGGTATAAATCGTTGTTCAGTCGGTTTTCAAAAGCCGTACTCCAAAACATGCGGTCTTGCGTACCGCCATAATGCTTTGCCCTCAAACTACTTGCCATGTTCTATCACCGTCCTTTCTTATGTCGGGGAGTTATCAAGAGTATAGTTACCCACTTCGTCACCATTTTTCCAGAATGTAACACCTTTGTCGTACACAGCTTTAATTATGTTCGCCGCTTCTTGCGGTAAGAACCCCTGTATTTCGCAACCGATTGTTTTAACGTAGTTCCAATGGGGTCTTGAATGGGTATTAGGGACTTTAACTGTGCATGTGTTGTAACCAAACATGTCAAAGAACTTGTCTACGATTTCCGCATATTCCGGTTTGACACACATGTAATAGGTACTGTAATCAAAACGGGCTAAAGCGTTAGTAACACTTCCCGCGCCTGCTAGCCCTCCTACGTTTGGTGGGATATTTGAAACATCTTTAAGTTTTGCTTCAACTTGCCATGCGCTTGTCATAAAGTCTACTGCGCTTGTTCCGGCAGTACCAATAGCGCTAAATATCCCGCCCATGGCTTGCTGTCTCAAACCTGTTTTTGTGACTTGACTAACCTCTTTAGGATATAACCCGCGATTAGCCGCGTCATATTTTGCCGATTGTAACATGTCTGCGGCATTATTCACGGTCATTGCACCACCAAGAAAAGCTGACGCTGTGTTTATCACACCGTTAAAGGCTTGTGTGTAAAGAGCATTTTCTATTTGATTACGGTTCATAGCCATGTATGCCTTATAGGTGTCGCCTATCCAGGGAACAGTAGGATAACCTGTCAATACAAGCGCATGGTCGTAATACTTAGCGACACCCCTATAGTCCAAAGGATAAAGTACACATTCGGGTGAACTTATGCCGGAAGCCGCAACTTCCATGTGAAAGAAACCGTCTTTATCAATTTTAAAATCTTCATAACGGTATTCGTTTACTGTACCTTGATTGTTGCTAATCCACAGTTGATTGTAGGGATAACCAAACAGTTTTTTATTTCGCGGTTTATATCCGTTTGGTAACCGGTCTTTGAACTGTTCCTCACCCTCATAAATACCACTGGTAACACCATAGCAAACAAACTTAAAATTTTCTTTTGGTACTATCTTCGGCATGTCAAAATGCGTTTCATCTGCACCCTGTGCCATGAGTGCGTTAGCAACCGTTACGGACAAGACAGCATCTTGCTGCCCGCTACGAACAAAATCTTGTACGAGTACATTCATATCCTCTGCTCTACCAATATAGCCGTACACAGGGCAAAACTGACTGTACAATTTTATGGGGGCATCGCCGCCGGTTGAATAGGGTTTACTTGTAATAACACACGCATATTCACCCAACAAACCGCGTGAAGATAACAGGTTTTGAGACACGCCGCACATCAGTTCACCATACCCAATGTTTTCTGGTCTGGTGTTTTCAAAAATCTTGTCCGTTACAGAATGTTCACGTTCAACCAAGCATTGCATCAAAGTATATTCAAACATCCAAGTTTGCATCATGTCCAGTTCATAGTGTATATCCGTAACATTGTCGTTTACATATTCAACACTGTCTACAAACGCAAAGAACCACTTTTCACCGTATGACGTGTTTTTAAACAATAGATAATTGCAAGCATATACTTGTGTTGCAGGGATTTCCAATGTTATATAATTACGTCTTTCACGCTGATATGACACATTGTGGAATTGCTTGAAAGCTTTACTGAAAAAGTAATTATTTTGAGCGGCAATACTGTCAAAGTATAACGTATACTTATAGTCACTTTCAATAGGAACACCACGACATAACACAACGTCTGAATTCGGGGGTATATATGGCATTTTATTCACCTCTTATATAAGTCTTAACCCTCTGTTTCCAGAGGGCTTTGACTTACATTGAATTAGTTTACTGTACGGTAATCACGCACTGACCGCTCTTAGTGGTGTCGAACTTAGAGGTCGCAGTGATGTTCGCCGTGCCGCTTGCCGTCGGGTCAACCTTAACCACGCCGGACGCAGACACCGTAACGAGTGGGTTGTCACTTGTCCATGTAACCGCCTGCGGCGCAAAATTGGTCGTTGCGACTTCCGCGGTCAAGGTAAGCACTTGACCCGGGGACACCGTAGCCGTAGCAGGAGACACCGTAACGCCTGTGACAGTCGGGGTGTTCGGGATAAACGCGATAGCGTTAGCGAACGGGGAAACGCTAAACAGCTTCCACACATGAAGATAGTGGTTCCAGTAAAGACCCTGTACGTTCTCGAGGTCACGGAACTGCTGAAGCTTATCGTAAATCACGAAGTAGTCACGATCAACGAGGACGGCGGGAATTTCGTTGAGTGCTTCCAGTTCGTCCGTGCTGTACTCATAGTAGTTTGGGTCGCCTTTAAAGAGTTCACCAAGGCGCTTTACATTGAGTTTGCCGAAACCGTCAACAAGAACGATATGACCGAGCAGTTCGGCTTCGGACATGTTGAAAGCACGTGCAAGGTTCTTTACGCTCTGGGTTGCATCGAATGCGGTGTTGATAATGATATACTGGTCATCACGCAGTGTGTGCGTGGTCACACCTGCAAGGTTGTATTCGTCCGACATAAACAGCAGGTCATTAGACGCTTTACGCATTGCAACGGTTGCGTCATCAATGTTGCTTGTGTTGATTGTCTGTACGCTAATCTGACCACGGGAGAGATTACGCGCAAGCATGTATTTCATGACGAGGAATTCGTCATTCTCCATAGCCGTGTAAAGCTGTTCCGTAATCTTCGCGACGAGGTTATACACGCCGTCTTCGGAGAGGAACGCAAGGCGCAAATCCTGTTCCTCTGTTGTGGTCTTGTAGAACTTCTGGAAGTTCATCACATGGAACGCGGACTGAACGTCCGGGATTTCACGCTTGAATAGTTCGTTTTCCGCAACCGCCGGGTCATACTGGAACGGGCGCGCCATAGCTACGAACACTTCTTCAACCGTTTCGCCGAAGTCAAGGAAACCTTTCTTGAACATCGCCCACGGGTTAGAGTAGGACTTAGACGTGATAATGACTTTTCCGATACGGTTTACGAGCGCGGAAAGAAATTCATTCTGGAGCGCGGGCATGTCCATGATGATTGCGCCAATTTCGCGAATGCTGTCTGCATCCGGGGTCACAACCGGGACATAGTTACGGTAATTGATAGACGCGGAATTGCGGATTGCATTCAACACGTCTGCGGAACTGTTTGTAAGCGTTCTTACTTTCGGCTTAGTTGCCATTGAAAATCATCCTTTCTTATTTGAATAAATCGTTGAACGTGATATGTTCTGCACGTTCGGTTGCGTCTACCCCATACGGGGACTGCGTTGCGGGTTCGTCGGGTTTACTGCCCTCTGGTTTACCCTCAAAGAAACGGCTTGTATATTTTTCGCGCCATTCTTTATCCTTTTTTGCTGTTGCTTCTTCCGCTGCGGTCAGTCTGGTGCTAAAATCGTTAAACGTGTCCGCAACGTCTTCTGCAATTTCTAACATTCTATCAGGTGTAAAGTCACCTGATGCAAACATTTCCTTAAACTGTTCAAGATTTTTTACTGCCATTTTAAATCATTCTCTTTCTATATCCGAGACACATCATCCATATAGGCATGGATTTTCGTTTCGTTGGTGTTGGCGGGGGTGTTGGTGTATCGGGGTCATATTGTCCAAGGTAGTTATACCAATATCGCGCCGCCGCTTGTCGGTCTGCACGTGTTGCTTCTGGGTCTGCCGGACGTTCATACGTGTCAAGGAACACGCTTGCAAGATATTCGGGAGACTGCGTTGACGCTTTAAATTCCGCATAACTCATGTTATACGGGCTGACGGGATACCAAAGGTTTGTAGCTTTACTTAAAAAGTAACATTGCGCTGTACCGTCATCGGGACTGCCCGTCACATCGCTAAAGTGTGGCGCATACCCGGGGGACGATTTTGCAATATCAGCGTCAATATACTTTTGAGGTGGCGTAAACTGTACCAAACCATAACCAATGTCTTCCTTTCTATAATCTGTTGACGGGAGGGGTTCATCCCAACCCCACCGCCACGGATTGTACCCGCTTTCCCATTCCATGTTTCCAAGGACGGCAGAGACGGCGTTTAATGTCCACCCGAGTGACTGTACCAAAGCCTTGTAAATCATAACAGCGTCGTCTTGCGCTTCTGCACTCTCACGGGAGTAACCGTACAAGTTTTTTGCATGCCATGTCGCGTCGGGTAAAGGTGGTTTCGGTTGCGGTGTGCTTGCGTCCCACGTAACGTTATACGTGCCTACACCGTTCGGTATACGCAAGATGCTTGACGGGTCTTTTCTGTAAGCGGTTGTTTGTCCGCCGTCCCAGTATTCCCAGTGGGTGTGTGTGCCAGTGACGTTACCCGTCTGACCTTGCGTCCCGATAAACTGACCTTGTGCAATGCTGTCACCCTCTGACCAAATCTGTGACGCAAAGTGTGCCGCAAGCCAATACTTGTTCGGTTCAAACTCCACAAGTATCATGTTGCCCCACGACATGTTGCCCGTTATGGTGCTGCCGTCCCACACCTGCGCCCAAACAACCTTTCCGGCTAAAGGTGCATACGCTTTGTAGTTGTCATGCACGGTATCAATGCCGCCATGTTCACCGCCGCCGGAATAGTACGGATAGCCTGCACTTTCATAGATTGTCTTTTGGTCTGTTATACATTGCTTATAGGTTGCCATGTTAAATCAAGCTTTCAATTTCATTTGCGAGAACTTCAATCTGTTCAAGCTTCGTTCGGATTAAATCCTTGTTGTCACTTTTCTTGCTGTAGCCGTTTAAACCTTTAGCTTTAATTTGGGACGGGTAATCATAATACGCGTAGTCCGCGTCCACTTTACCCGAGACACCGTTTACGGTATGACTGTTTGTATACTGCCAGATACCCGCGTTTTCGTATTGACAAACGTCGTTCCACTGGGCACACCATACGGCGTACCGGGATAGTTTCGACATGTCGAGACGATCTGAAAGGTAATACAAAGACGCATAAATTCCGACCCAATAGCCGTTATTTTCCACGGTGCTAAGGATTTTAGCCGCAATGTCACTGTATTTTGTTTTTCCAAGCTTTCTTGCAATGTCATCTTCCTCAAGGTCGATATACACGGGGTAATCAAACTGCTTGCCCTTTAAAGCTTTGATAAAACTTGCGGCTTCATCTGCCGCCATGTCGGCGTTTTCGGCATAGCTGTACCAATATGCACCCACGCCAAGCCCCGCGGCTTTCGCTTTTTTGTAATATTCCTCAAATCTCGCGTCGTACTGTTCGGGGTATCGGTTTGCACTGCCGTAACCTGCGCGGAGGAGAACAAAATCAATGCCCGAGGATTTCAGCTTGTTAAAGTCAACTGTGCCTTGATGTTCAGAAAGGTCAATACCATTTGAAAAGATTTTACTCATTCAACACTTCTTCCTCCTATAAGCACGGTTAACTTGTCGCCTAAAATATCGTCGAAGTCTTCATAATCAATTGATTTATACCCGACAACGGTTTCAAATATTTTTCGCTGTTGCACGATTTCACCCGTGCCTACATCGTATGCTGTTAATGTAGCCGTGAGTAAATCGATTATAACCCTTACACTTTTATTAAGTGATAGCGTATAGACCTTAGTTGTTATACCGTCACTCACTGTTATTTTGGGTGAATGCACTATTGACGGGGAGGTTGAATAGGTGAAATTTGTTCCAATAAATAGCATATCTTTATCTATATTTAAGGTTTGCTTTCCTGAACCTTTAGGCAAGTCCTTATATGGGAAAGAAACGTTGAGTTCGTGTGATACAATTCTTAAGTTGTTCGTTTTGGTTTCCAACAAGCCAACCTTATCGTCAAGCGCCGATACAACCAACATTGTAACACCAAACAAAGCGTTATCGTAATTATAAGGCGGTGGCAATACACCAAACTGGAAGGCGGCGCGGATGCTGGGATATTTTGGCTTGAAAATAACGTCTTTAATTCCCGTTGTTCCTGAGGGTAACACAAAATAACTCCGCACATTGTTATATGGGTTCGCTGCATCAGATAGTTTTGACGTTGAAAAAGGTTCTACTGTTGCACCCTCATTCGTGATAATTTCAAAAACAAGAAATTCAATGGGTATATCTATTTCAACGACGGGAATAATGTTATAGCTGCCGTGGTCAATAGCAGTCTGCCTTCTTACGGCATAACCCAAAGGAATTTTAATAACGTCCTCACATGTCAAAACACCAGCGGACGTGACATTGGTTGTGTAGGTAGCTTGCACACTGATAAGCTTATCGAATTTCAGAACCGAAGGTGCATTCATTACTCGTCACCTTCTTTCTCAACGCCCATCTTATCGCAAAGCTTTTGCATGATGAGCGTGTTGTTATTTAGTGCGTCAGTCAACTTCTGCACTTCGTTCCTGTGCGTTTCCTCAAGCTTGTTGATATACCAAAAGCAAATCAAGCAAACGGCAATGGGAAAGCCAAGGGAAGAAACGACCTGCACAATAGCGGTTAAGTCCATAAAGTTTCAATCCTTTCTGTTGTATTTACCACCTTTTATACTTATAGTATACCACAAAAGGGTTGACTTGTCAATATACTTGTGGTATAATTTAATTAGAAAATAATACACGGAGTTGAAATATAATGCCAAAATCGAATTATTACGACGGAACAAAGCTATTGTCATTAAAGGATATAAACGGCAAGACACCCGAGGTGTTCATGTGTACTTCTAACCGTAGCGCGGGTAAAACGACCTATTTTAATAGACTTGTGGTAAACAGGTTTATTAAACGTGGAGAAAAGTTCGCGTTGCTGTATCGCTTCAACTATGAGTTAGACGGCTGTGACGAAAAATTCTTTAAAGATATAAAAGAATTGTTCTTTTCTGAATATGATATGACTGCCGTTAAGAAGATGAAAGGTATATACCAAGAGTTGTATTTGAATGAGGAACCCTGCGGCTATGCAATTTCCATCAATTCCGCTGACCAATTAAAGCGCAATTCGCATTTGTTCAGTGACATTGATAACATTATATTCGACGAATTCCAATCCGAGCAGAACCACTACTGCGACAAAGAGGTTGAAAAGTTTATCTCTATTCACAACTCTATCGCGCGTGGACGTAGTAAACAATCTCGGTATGTTCCTGTGTATATGATTTCTAACCCTGTAACGATACTTAACCCGTATTATGTTGCAATGGATATTTCAACCCGACTTCAAAAGGACACGCATTTCTTGCGCGGTGACGGGTTTGTTCTGGAACAGGGCTACAACGAAACGGCGGCTAAAGCCTTAAAGTCAAGTGCTTTTAACCGTGCGTTTGGGTCAAGTGATTATATCGCGTACAGCGCCGAGGGTGTATATTTACAAGATGACCTCTCATTTGTCGATACACCGACGGGGCGCGGAAAGTATGTCGCAACGATACGTTATGCGGGTATTGACTACGGCGTTCGGGAGTACCCTGAATTAGGTATTGTGTTCTGTGACAAAAGCGTCGATTATCAATATCCGCTCAAAATCACCGTGGACACCGCCGACCATAAATTAAATTATGTTATGGTGTCGAGTAACTTTATACTCATTCAAAAGCTTCGCTACTACTTCGAGCACGGTTGCATGAGGTTCAAAGACCTGCAAGCAAAAGAAGCGATACTAAAAGCGCTTTCATTCTAATTTGTATTCTGCGTTCGTTCTGCACATCGACCTGCACGGGTGACACGGTTGAAAGATGCCGCCGTGACAAGGCTATGAACGGTCAATTCCTTTGTGTAGACGTGCGTTTAAGAATAACAAAATCCCTTAGAGTTTTCATGCTCTAAGGGATTTTACTTTCAGTGCATTTCAAATGTCGTGTCAGCTAAGATAACACCACCTTTAATGCGCTTTTGAGAAAGCTTGCCCGGTATCATAATGCCGGGTACAAAGTCGGATATGCTACGAGGTTCACGGACAAATTCAAGTTCTTCGGGAGTGTAGTTTTCTGGGTTCTTCTCTGTGTCGTAGTCCTGTTCTACGGAATGTATAAACAGTTGTTTTACGGTTTTGTTTGCACCCGCGCATGTCACTATATAATGTGGGGTTTCAATCGGTTCGCCGTCCTCATGTGTTACGTGTTCAATGTAAGTTTTCTGACGCGTGAAAAATCCAACGTCCCAGTTTGTTTCATTCTTCCAGCAACAATAATTTCGAGGGTGTAGCGTGACACCTTTTATCTTGTCTAACGGTAAGTCGAGATGCAAGCTGTCTGTGTCTGCGTAGATAAAGCCGGGGTTATTGACACCGTAATAATTCTGCTGTGCGGCAGTAATTGTAAAGTTTCGTGCGTAACTGGTAATAGCCGCGCCACATGCAATGTATCCCGGTGTCTTTTCGTTTTCGGCAACCGTAAAGAAACCTACCACGCCGTTAGGTTTAAGCATAGCCACCTTGTATGAACTGATTGTAGATGCCGCTTGTTTTCCGTATAGATTGTTACTGTATAATTTTGCTACGGTTCTAATGCCCTTATTAGGAGCGTTGATTTTCATTTCACGATATTTGTTTAAGTATTTGTCATAGATGCCTTGTTGCGCTTCGAAATAACATCCGTCCAAAATTTTGGGGTCAATTACAATGTAATGCTTTTTAAACAGTTCGTAATCTGTCATGGTCATTGTCATAGTCACATACGTGTCATGCTTCTTGCCGCATTGGTCTACCCATTCGGACACGTAGCGCTTTTGGTTTTCGTCCCATACATCGGACGTGGTTAAACTTTCGTTTTGTCTGTAATGCAGGTTTTTCTTTAGCTGAATAAAAGGAAGATACCCGACCTTTAGTCTAAAACGACAACGCAGACGCACAAAATAATATATACCTGTCAAAGGGTTGTGTGACTTTAACCGTTCCTGTCTTTCCGCTTCGACTGCCTTTAAACCCTCCGCGCCACTGAAAAATGCAGGTAAACCAATGGGATAATAGTTGCCGCTGTCACTGTGCATCATGGACGGGTATAGGGAATTCACGTCAAGTGTCAAACCGTTTTTATGTATCTTGCATTGTTTACCCTGTACTACATGACACCACCCGCCACGGTATGCCTTGCGTATATATTCGTCAGCGTTTGTAGCGCCGTAGCACTCAGGGTCAAGCGGAATATCGTAAAGGTTCGGGAACATGTCTTGATAAACAAAACGGTTATAGCCGGACTTAAACTCACTCATGCAACATGCGCCGATAGTCAGTTTTTTGTGCCCGTCTGCAAACATAAATTCTATGGCTTCTTTTACAACAAGCACGTCGTTCTTGATATAGTGTTCTTCGTCTGGGGTAATGTTGTACCCCGCATGACGTTCACCTTTGTATTCAATCGTGCTCTTGCGGTGTTTGGTGTTAAAACTTGTTCCCATGTCTGCGACGGAGAGAGGAATAAGCTTGTAACTGTCACGGAACTCTATAAGACTTCTATTCGTTTTAACGGTCATCGTGTACCATTGACCCATGTCAGATATGCTGTACTTAAAGGTGTTAGGTTGCATGTCGTTTGTTTCGTAAAACATAGTGTGTTCAACTTTACCGTCGGGTGTATAGGTTGCTTGTGCGTAGTCGTCGCGCTTCAATAGGTAATCGAGAATGTAAGAAAAGTCGAAAGCACCGTTGTGAAAATATACAATGTTTTTACCTTTTAACTGTTCCACCCAGTTCCAGTATTTGTCTATTGAGTTTACAACGAGTACATCTTCTGTATGTATTTTAACACATGCCGCCGCCCAGACTTCCGTGTCGGTTTGCCCGTCGTATACGCTTGTCTCAAAATCACATACATAATAATTCATGCTTGCACGTCTCCAAACGCTTCATTTAGTTTCATCATTTCTTCTACACCTGCTTCGCGGTGTTCGTAAAAGTTGCCTAACCAACGTCCTGCCGCGTTAACATCGTTCGCTTCCTGTGATGTTAAAGTACCCGCGGCAACACCTATTTCGTTTAGCATGTAAGCGAATACAGTGTCGCCCTCATTTTTACCGTAACGGTTTTGCAGGTGTGTACGTTCTTCCTTTAGGTTATCTAATATGTAATCCATGCCCGCGTGTTTCTTTTTGTCTGTTACCCATCGCGCATTCGCTTCAACGAAATACGCAAACGCAAGGTCAGCTTCGTTTATATTCGCTATGGGTGCATTGTTGAGCGAAAGAATTATATTGCTTTCAACACCTGTTGAACTTGTAACCGTAAATTGCGTGAAGCCTAACTTGTTAAACTGCGCTCTTGCGTCTTTGGGTATGTCAGTAAACGGAATAGCTTCACCGTTCTGTGCTTCTGCATATAACACACTGTCCGTAATATCTTTCAATTCTTGCTTTAATTTATCAAGCATCTTCTTTGTTATTCTTTCGGGACGTTCAAAAACGCCAAATAAATCTTTAGCCTGATACTGGGATTTATAACCTTTTCTTAAATAACGATTAAAACGTTGCCTTGCATTTGTAAGTAAACGTTTATATTTTGCTTGATTAGGTGTCAGTTTTTTCGGTGATTTTTTAGCCATGTTTTACCCTCTTTTCTATTGACAAAATAATACCGTTGTGGTATAATAAAGTGTAAAGATAAAAAGAACCGATGACGAATTTTTTTTTTTCGTCATCGGTTCAATCGGGAGGTTTACCGCCATGTCAGCGGCAGTTAAGGAAAGGAGAAATCTTATTGTTTATTTGATATGGTCTACGAGTTCCGCGTTTTCGATAAAGTCCTTTACGGACATTTCGTAACGGTTTTCTTCGATAGACTCAATGTTCACGAGAGTTACAATGCGTCCCGTTTCTTTGTTGTCGTGGTCGCGATGCAACTTTTTAGTCAGCGCGTAAAGCGTGGGAGCGCCTTCGCAAACGTCGGTGAAGTGATAATCAACACCGCTTTCGTTCACCGTATATGTGTATGTCGTGGTCTGAACAGTTCTACGAATGTACTTCATTATCATTCACCTGCCTTTGCTACGGGGCGGCAACCAAGGAAGTTACGACCTTTATAGTTCTGGGACGGCTTCGCAAAGCATTCGATTTCCATGCCGTCACTTGCGTCGAACGTGTCCACAATGTCAAGGAAAGACTGGGTGAACGACTGGGAGCCAGTGTGATAGAGAACGCCGTCTGCGATAACGACAAGCTTATCGTATTCCTTATCCTGACCGGGTTTCGGGTTGTCGTTCACAGTGTGAACCATTGCCCATGCGTCCGGGTAGGAGAGGACGAGTTTGCCGAATTCTTCGATAGCCTTTTCAAGGTTCTCACCGTTGCTGTAGTTCATTACGTTGTACTTGTCCATTTTGCTAAGGTCTGTGGATTTGATGATAGTGTTAGTAAGCATAGTTTGTTTTGTCCTTTCAAATTATTTTGTTATAATAGAGAGTATGGAAACTGACAATGAAATTACGCAGAAAGGAGTTTTTGCCTTTCTTAAATATTCTTTTGTAATCGTTTGTGACTTCGTTGCAACTTGTGTCCTTCTTGATTACGTATATATCTTACCACATGTCGGAAGAAATGTCAATAGGTTTCTCAAAGTTTTTTGATAATATTTTGGGATGTTTATTGCTTTAGCGTGTGATAGGAAATGACTACTGGTCACTTTATGCGCGGTTACGCGTTGCACCGTGTCCCGTCCGCGGAGCTTGCGTCTTCCACCATTCTGCGGCCGCGGAGCGGAGCAGAGCGAAGCGGCCGCCGGAGTAAAAGTGACTGTTGGTCATTTTTCTGCGTGTCTCTGACAAAAC